TAAGCGATAGCAACATCTGCAAACAAAGTCCCCTCTGTCGCGTTATACCAAGGGCTCAGCGTATTCACTGAAGCCAAATCAACTGCACGGGTCAGCGCGGTGGTGGTGGTGGGGATGACGGAGGTGGCAAACGCACCGAGTTCTAGCTGGGGCAGGCCGATGCGCAGGGTGATGTCGATGGCGACGCCGGAGGAAAACGAAACAGACACCCCTGGCTGTAAGTTCGCAGTCGTCGCATCAGCAAGCGTGATCGTGCTTGAAAACCTTTGCAGCGTTGACGTCAGCGAGGCCTTGTTGTCACCGCTGGTGCCGCTGTCAGCAGACGCAGCGCCACCGCTTGTGCGGCCCGTCAGTCGCACAGCGTTGATTGCCGTGATGTTGGTTATGCTTCCAGCCACAAGCGCCGTGTAAGTGCTCCCGGTCCATGTCTGACCAGAGGACGCCGAAATACCGCCTGTTGATGGTTCACATGCGTATACGACGCCGGTTGTGGACGTTGTGCCCGAAAGCTGGATGTCCACGTAAGTGATGCCATTGGTTGTGCCAGTACCAACCACGGTCTGTGTCAACGTACCAAGCCCTGCACCAGTGACAACCCAGTTCGTAGGCAACGTCCCCGGCGTCCCAGCCACCGCACCCACCATCGTGTTATTGCGGATGGAATTGGTGCGGGACTCCTCAATCAGCAGCCCCTGAGCCGCCAGCGTGCTGGGGTCGTAGTCGAAGCGTGGGGCGTCAACGGCTGCTGATGTCAGCACACCAGCCGAGTTGAAGAACGTTGCCGTGCTGGCACGGGTGAAGGTGATGATGTCGGAGAAGTTTTTCGTGACGAGTGCCATGATGTTTCCTCGTCAGGTGGTGATGGCCTGGAGATCAGCGTTACTGAGCCTCCGAGGGTAGTAGGTAAACCGCCTGAACCACCCATTCAGTGCAAAACCATCAGTACCCGTAAATCCAAGGTTTACATCTGTGATTGTGGGCATTGGGCTAAATGATGTTTGCGTGGCTACAGCCTGACCACCACCAGACAGAGCGCAGTCATTAACTTTTACACCTAAAGCCACTTTTATTATTTGACCTTCTGTCAGTGCTGGTGATGGTGTTATGGCTATGTCTTTAGTCGCTCCGTCGCGCAACACAGCGACGTATTGATTGGTGCCGCTTTTTCTTATCCTGTAGCCAACGCCAGCAGCGCCTGAAAAAGTCACAGGGGTCTGCGTTACATTCAATCTGGCAGTGAACTCCGCATACAACGTCCCAGCACTCGCGTTATACCAAGGCGACAACGTATTCACCGACGCCACATCAGCAGAGCGCGTGAGGGCTGTGGTCGTGGTGGGGATGTAGCTGGTGGGGAAGGCTCCGGCTTCGACCTGAGCGCCCCAGAGGAAGATGCTGCTGTTGATTGATGACGAACTGTTGTCTGTGTTGGTGGCAAAGATATTTACCCCAAGCGTTGTGATCGTGGTTGTCGTCACTGTCAAAATACAGCGATACCAACCATTGCTTATTGCTTGGATTGACTTAGCACTGAACAGGACGTTTCCAGAGCCCGCGCTGTTTGTGCCTGTTACGCCTGTGTTTAGGTCAAACCAACAATTTACCAATCCACCAACCTCAAACCGTAAAAAGTTAGAGGCATTCTTCTTTCCAAACACCGACACAGTTATTGTCGATCCCGCGGTGAATGATTGCGAGGTTTGAGATGTTGTCGCCCCAGCAACATTAATCAGCAGCGTGTCGCCGTTTGTTCCGCCGTCAGGCGATGCGGTGGAATTTGCGGTAATGGTGACGTTTGTTTGTGTCCACGTTGTCGTGAAGTCCGCGCTCTGCAACAGCAGATTCGTCCTCGACTCCTCAATCAAAATGCCTCTTCCAATATACGTTGACGGGTCGTAGTCGAATCTTACTTCGTTAGTCGCCGCTGTCGTCAAAATGCCATTAGCCGCAAAATACGTTGCCGTACTCGCACGGGTAAACGTGATGAGATTTGAGAACGATTTTGCTATCAGAGGCATATTACACCTGTACCAAGAACAAACCTTGTTCTGTCGGAAGTTCCCATCTTTGATAACTCAAATTGATGAAATCTAGATTCAACGCAACACCAGTGGCGTATGAGTTATCCATGTTGGAAAACTCAAGCACTAAAGTTCTATCAACAGATGGTCCGAGGATTGGATCGGCTTCAGACACCAATCCAGTAATTCCAACCGTTGCAACCGGATTGGTTACAACAGGCTGAACAGTTGGTCGAACTGCTGCTTTGACCAGCATATCAAGACTCGGTAAAGACGCCTACGTTCACACCACCAGAAGTAATATCTGGTCGAGCAACAAAGAAAGTCCCAGGACTAGTCAACGAAAGCGAAGGGACTTCAGCGCTCAAGGTTGCTACCTTCACGCTTGCGCTCGGAGTCTTCTGATACAGCGTAAAGCTAAATGCAGAAGGAATCGTTGAAGCAGAGAACATAGCCACCGTGAATGCCGTGTACTGAGGAACAACGATGTCCACAGAATTTGCAGCACTTTGACCAGCAGCAAGAATAGTCGTTTGAGGCATTTTCTTTCCTTACACCGTCGCTTTGATGACGACAAATCCTAAAGTGATTGATTGCGCCAAAGGAGCGCCACTGACGTTTTCAATGCAAATTCCACAAGAACCCGCAGAAACACTGTCGGTCCACACATGATACGAGGAATCACCGCCACCAGATTTTCTGTTCACTACAACAACATCGTTGGCTTCAATCGATGTGTTGTTAAGTATAAACCTAGCAATCGCTCCAACCAAGAGATTTGAGGCATTCACTACAACCTGACCGCTTGGGGCATTGAGCGTTACGGCAGTCGTCTTGCTGGTAGCTTGAGTGACAGTCCCACCAACAGAATAGCCTGTCTTGGCTAGGAAGTAACTCTGGTTCTGCCACAGAGTCCCGTTGTAGATCAGAATCTGACCAGATGTCGGAGCAGTGATCTGGACATCGTGAATCTCATCTAGCTCATATCCGTTCTGGGCGCGGACATAGATTTGGCCGTTGCCAGCGTTAGCCCTCTCGACCACACCAAGATAGACAAGATGGTTAGGCGCAGCAGGCTTAACTCTTGTCAGAGAACCTGGGCTAGAGCCGAGATATAGGGTGTCGCCTTCAGCGTAAGCACCGGTATTGACTCCTTCCAAGACACCTTGACACATCACAAAGCCAGCCTGATTGGCAGGAATGTTCTCGGCGGCAAGACCCAATGTCTTGGCAGAGGTCGGGTCTCCAGTGTTGTTGGCTAGTTTTACTGAAGCCTTGTTGCCTTGAGCCTGGAAGAGATAGACCGCTTGTCCCTTACCGATTGTGGTGGACTCAGCGTTGACCACATACGCAAGAAGACTCTGGCCGATCTGGCTGGTTACGTTGCCACCAACCATGCCCATCTGAGCGGTTCCCGTGGCTCCATTCCAGTAGAGTCTGCCAACAGCGTTAGCGACAGTCGCTCCAGTGTCTAGGTCGTAGTAGTCCGCAGTCCCTACACCACCAGTAACCCCCAGGAGAGAGGTGATGTCAGTGTTCGCTCCAGAAGCAGCAGCACCGAGGTTAGTCCTTGCTCCAGAAGATGTAGTCGCTCCAGTGCCACCTTCAGAGACTTGAACCTGATCACCCGTGAGCGAGAAGGCTCCTGTAGCACTCAGCGTAGCTACAGCGACAGACCCGCCAGTGATCGCAACCGAGTTAGCCGCCTGGAGAGACAGACTTCCCAGACCTAGATTCGTCCTGGCAGTAGCCGCGTCTGTCGCACCAGTACCGCCCAAAGCAATAGGCACCGTGTTCAGCGAGATCACCGATCCCGTGATGTTGATCGGAGACGTACCAGAATAGACCGAATAGCCCACAGGACCGAGCGTTTGGGTCGTCCCGTCTGAGTAGGTCACCACCCAGTTGATATTCGCTCCTGAGCCCGTTTGAGCGATGTTGCTGACCCCTCGGCCTGCAACACCCCGATCTATCGTTACGGACACATCCTGTCCGCTGACGGTCACTTCGTAACTCATGTGTTCACCACCCCGTCAGAACGTACAAGGAACATCAGGAAGATGATCACATCCTCCGCAGGGCTTGTGCCAGCAGGAAAACTGATCTTGATCCTGCCTGTGAAACAAGCAGGGTTCTGGTCGTTGATCTCGAGATCAGGATCACCAACCAGCACCCAGGTTGTGTCGTCAATGGCAACCGTGAACGTGCCAGCCGCATCCACGCGGTTAGAGATCGTCAGGTTGATTGGAGTCGGAGTCGGCGTGTAGTCGCTCAGATCAAACGACAGACCCCTACGGGTATCCTGAAGGTTTGAGACGACTCGACGAACGATCTGAGCGTCAATCGTGCAACCAGTGAGATTGGTTGCAGTGCCAGCGTTCTTAATTGACAGATTCCAGTAAATCTTTTGCTGGTAAACCAACTCAGAAGACAGAATCTGATTGTTGAACCCTGAGACTTGGTTCAGGGTGTTCTGGGAGAAAACTGCCATCCCGGTACTCCGGTTAACCGCCACCTACAGACTTGCAGGCCAGCGAGGCTAATTGATTCTATTGCCTTGATCTGATCAAGTCAACGAAGTGCCAAAGGTCTTCTTGTCGGAAGACTCCAACAGGCTTGTTAGGTGCCCATGATGGATTAGCGCTCATCAACTCTGTGTAGTCTAGTTGATCTGCTTTGATCACTTCGCCTGTCATGGAGTTTGTTTGCCCAGGCGTATCACAGATGACATAGGGCTCATAAGTCTGCGATGGAAATGGTTGGAAGACTCCATCAACAACTTGTCCTTTACCGACCAAAAGCCTGACAAATGAATTGATGTTGTGCTCAAAAGAAATGATGTCTTCAGTGACTGTTTGCTCTGGAATGGTTTGTGTTCTCATGTTGTCCTCTTAAACGTAACCAGGGAACCACACAACGGCCCCACTGTTTGTACTTACTTTAATCCAGGCCGCACGATTGTTTGGATCAGTTGGAGCGGTATTGTTGTTTACATAATAAAGATATTCGCTATTAGTAGTTCCTGATGCAATTTCCACAAATGCCGACGCGTGTTTTCCATCCAACTGATCTGCGTTTAGGTTAGTGACCAATGTTGTATTGGTCATCGTCATTGGGCCTTCAACAGAAAGCGCAGTACCTGAACCCGTGTTTTTAGCTACAACTCCAATTGCGGTAGATGTTGTTGCTATACCCTGAACACCAACACTTGCTCCAGAGCTATTTGTGTATCCATAAACACCAAAACTTACACCAGTTGTTTTGGATTGACCTAGCACACCAATGTCAGCAGTCCCAGTTGCGTTGGCTTTTAATGCCATACTCAACGCAAACGCTGTGCTTGTATTGCCTGTAAATTCTCCCGCGCCGTTACAGTAGACATTTCCTGTAACAGTCATGGCCGATCCATCCCAAGTCAAAGACTGAGTTGATGAACCGATTGAGAACTTATAAGCAGCACCTGAATAACCAAGGAAAAAGCCAGTTCCTGTGTTGTATGCGGTCTGGCCGCCCTTGATGTGGCCTGACGTATTAATAGTCAGAGCATCTTGAACCGTCAAAGCTCCGGTGTTCACCGTGATGGCAGAAAGCGATCCAACCTTCAGAGTAGACAGGTAAGGCACATTCCAAACCGTGTTTCCTGTTGTTGGATCATATACACCATCACTTTGATAAACAGATTGACCAGCAATAATAGTCGGCGCAGTCGCAACCCAGTTTTGATTTACACCACCAATAGTCGCGCCCCAAGAACCAGCAGGGGGGAAACTTGTGCTACCAGATGTTGTTATCGTGGTTGGTGTTGAATTGAGACTTGTAAGATCAGTTGAGGTATAGCAAATACGAGAAGATGCGCCGTTAGTACCTGCATCACTAAATACAAATTGAAGCTGGGCTGTTGCGGCTTGAATAACACTACCAGACAAATCTTTATATCGAACAGGAACAGTTAAAACCGCAGGGGAACTTGTCATCGATGACGGTATTCCCCATTCCGCATATGTACCGCCATCAGTAATAGAACCTAGAGTTAAACCACCAGTGGTTGTTATGTCTGCGTTGCCCGTAGTTGAACTAGCACCAATTCTCCAAGAATTATTTACAAATGATCCAGCCGAATCTGTTTGTGCAGTGACGAAATTTACTGCGCCACCAGCATTTGAACCATAAAGCCTTGTAATTATTCCAGTAAAAGTTGGAGTTACGCCAGACCTTGGGACTTGAATTGCCGCAGGAGCAAAGGAAGTAACAAAAGAAGTCGCCGCTAAAGTTGCCCAAGAAAAAGCAGAAGATATGGTGGACAACTCTGATGACCCATACTCATTAGATACGCTAAAAGCAAAATAATATGTATCAGTTCCTAAAATTACATCAGTAAATTTAATAGACGCACTAGGAGTAAATGGCTCAGAGTTGGGTGATACTTGAGTAGCCCAGATTTTCCAATCTGCTTGAGATGGAGAAACAACTGTTGTATAAAAAAGGCTAATTGAAGTTACTCGCCCAGATGAAGGGAGTTGGCAAGAAACACTAAATGTTGGAGGATTGTCTGCTGGAAGCTGATCTGAAAATGTAGGAGAAGAAAGAGAGGGAAAATAATAAACGCTTGCCATTAAAGAATTGGATGCAGGCGCAAATTGAGCAACACTTCCATCGTCATAGACGCTTGCGTTGTATTCTGCGGCTTCTAGTCTTGCTCCAAGGTTGCCATCAGGAAGAGAGGCTTCTTGTACCTTGGTGACTCGGAAAAGTTTTGCTGACCAACCGTAGTCTGCATTTGTTACGGATATCACATCTCCCGCGTCTACTTGAATACCTGTGTAAGCAGTAGAGAAAGAAACAATCAGGTCTTCTCGAGCCTGCTCAAGAATACGGTTAGCCAGATAACTAGCTTGTACTGAGTCATTAACCAGATCAAAGCTGGTTGAGTATTTGTTTACTGGCTCATTAGGATAGAGAAGCCCAGCGGGCGTCTGGAGGAAGACGTACTCGGGTTGGTCTTTGTTGTCCTTGAATGGGAATGAAACTTCGATCTGGTTAATAGAAGACGCCAGATCAACAACAGAGACTTTGATTTCTCCAATAATATTGGAGTCATTAAAAGCAAAACTTGTCGATTCTGCCTTGTTGATTACTGGTGCCCACTGACCAGTAGAGGCTTGGTAAGACAACCAAGAGTCACACGCTGTCAGAATGTTGTCTACGTTTTCTAGGACCGATCTTCCGGTGTCAATGACTCCGTTGATTCGATACCTAGCTTGAGTAGAAGAGCCACCACCAGAGGGAGTATAGGTGATCGTGGCGTCCGAGTAAGTGTTTAGAGCGTTGCAGGCAGTCGTATTGACTGAAGCCGCAGGAACAGCTCCACCATAGGTCGTAGAGGTCAGGTAGTCATAAAGCGCATCCCCAGGCTTTGCAACACCAGTTCCGTTCAGTGCGTGTTTGACCTTGAAGGTGACAGGCTGGAGAGAGGTCGTCCCAGCATCCCGGTTATAGATGAGTTTGACGATGGCAAACGCCAGACCATTCATCTGCCGAGTGCCGGTCCAACGTAGGCCAGCAGCAATGTCACTGCCCCCCATGAACGTGGACGGGGAGGTGCCTGTAACGTTGGTGATGGTGCCAGCAGCAGTCGAGGTGTAGAGATTGATGTAGAGGTTTCCAGAAACCTTGGTGTCTACATTTCCATCACCATCAGTCAGGGATATAACTTTAGTTGGATCAGTACCATCAAAAGCGACAAGCCGATCA